TGATTCATTAGCTCTTAGGGTATCAATTTTATCTTTTTTAGTTCGTTTTTTTCTGGTTTCTTCAATAACTTCATGAACACTTTTAACCATTAAATAAACTCCTGCACATTTTCTAATAATAACTTACATCGCTTTGAGATAAGATATGGAAACACTTTCTTCTTGTTGTTCCATGGATCTTGACTCTCATAATTATTTATAATCTCAGATTTTACGTTTGATGGAGTTTCTGTCAAATCAATCATTTTTTTGTTACGTAAATAATTACGATAGATTTCTTGACCCATAGCTTGTTGCAGATCTTCTGATTCGATCCAAGCTTCTATTTTCTTTTTTGTTACTGGAGATTGTCTACGGCCCTCAACAAAGACATTGTCATCAGACAGCACATTAGGGACTCCATCGCCACCGTCTCCGCGGAAAATGTGTTCCATCATATATAGACGTGGATTGTCATGTTTGACATATTTTTTAGTCATAGGTGAGAATTGCTTTATGTTATCATACTTTTGGAGCTGTATGAAATCTTTATCAGCTGAGACAATCATTACTGGCTCATGCTTACCAAACTCTTGAGTTTCTAGAGCGATTTGTGCTATGACGTCATCCGCCTCACAGCCATATTGATGCATAACTTTGTATGGAAAATTATCACGTATTTCGTCACGTACCATATTGATAATACGAAAGACGTTTTCCCAATCAATAGATGATTCGTCACGCGATTTTTTACGATTTGCTTTGTACTGTGGATATGCTTCTTTCCGCCAGTTACCTGCGCCATCGGCAACAATAACAACTTCTCCAAATTCTTTGTGGAACTTTTGACGGTACATACGAATCGAGTTTAGAATCATATGACGTATTAGATTTTCATCTGCCGCCAAACGTTGTACTACTACATTGCCGATAGCAATACCATTGTAATCAATTAAGATCATAGTTTACTCCTAACATAATATAGTTATTCTACCATAGTTCACTTCAAATGTAAACCATTTATTTCATTTTTTCTGCAGCTTCCTGCACTGTTGCTGGATCAACTGCGCCATTTGACATTAAAACATTACGATTTGCTAAGTGGCCTTTTTCAATATCAGCCTTGTTTTGTCCGTGGTATTTAACCGCATGTGATTCTTCTATCATTATGTCAGTTACCATTCTTCCATCTTCACTTATGAAATCGCCAAGGATTCTACCGAACTTACCTTTCATATCCTCGCCGTCTTTTGCTGCAAATGTTTTTAGTGTAGTCCACTCGCCAAGTAAAGACTTAAGCTTTTCTTTAGCAGCTAATCCAAAAACTTTTTCTACTTTATCTGATGTTCTTGACTCTGGAGTATCGATACCCATGATTCGAACTCTCTCGTCTGTTAGCACAATACCAAAACCTAGATCTATATCAACGTCTACTGTGTCTCCGTCAATAACCTTAAGCACTTTCGCTTTGTATTCGTACATCTTTTATTCCTTTTAAATGTTTACTATGAATTTTTCCTCCAATAAATTCATTATAATAATCATCACGGAATAATACTTGTCTGTCAATTTGTTCTTTCATTTCATAATAACTCATCTCACCCTTTGTTTCGCAAAGGCGGAGGATCTCTCGTTTGAATCTAGTTCTTCCTACATTTTCTACTAGAAGTTTTACTTCCTCATTAGATCCAAAGTAATCTTGCCAGTCAGATTCGAGCTTTTTAACTCTTCTTCGTTTCTGGCCTTTTAATGGTTTAAGTCTACGTGTAGACCATAGGTTCTTTTTACCTACATATTTTTTACCATTATCCAAATCAGTTATTAGATAAACAAATCCGGCTAAGCTTTCTACTTCATGCTCAGCCGGATTAAATTCTTTTCCATTATAAAGCCACATATAAATCTCTTGTTAATTACAGATGTATTTATATGTTACTCCATATCAATAATTTCACCTAGTTCTTCTATCTCTTCATCATCGCCATGAACTCGTGTTGGCCTAACCTCTTCTCCACACATAGGACAGTGTGATGGTTCTGGAAATGGCCTATTAAAAGATACATACGTTTCGTTATCGCACCAATCGCATTCTATGTTCCAATGTACACTCATAAAAATTACTCCTCAAAAATCAATTTCACATGCACCACCTGCGCATGCTGCTGCTCCCATAGTATCAACTTCAGTGTAACGTTTTTCTGTTAAATCTTCAATCCAATCGACTGGAGTAAAGTTCTTGTTTATCTTGTTCCACTTATGTAGAAGATACGAATCTTTTAAACAATACTCTGCTTGTTTAGTATCACCATTTAAATAGTTATCAGCGAAGTTGTTGAATCTTCGAACCCAATCTCGTTTCATTGCGTTGTCAGAACTTTCCAATGTTAAGTCATCTCCCATACCGTGCGATGTTGCACATGCTGACCATAAATTATCAAATGCATTCAATGCATCTACTACTAAACCAGAAGCAAATATTGCTGCTGTACCGTATTTATTCACCATATCTTCAGCTGAAATTACTGCAGTGTTTGGTGCTTGGTTGAAGTCTTTATCACCCATAGCAGATAGAAATGAAATACCTGCAAATGAATGTCTATTCTCAAACACATAACGTTCTACTTCATCCCAATCGTCTACAATAATTGTGTTTGAAACATTGTGCCGTACGCCATAGTCTGCACAAAGCTCTTCATTAGTACCAGCATCTACCCAATGTCTCTGTGCTAGTTTTACTTTTTCTAAATGGTCTACACCAATGAGTTCATCTTTAAAAATAGAACCAGTCTTTGGTACTATTGGAAATGATATCACCACGTCTGTACCACCAGCTGACCACACAGATTCTTCTACCATATGTGGATTTATTCTTTGAATTGTTTGGGTTACTTCTGACTCTTTATTCATTTGAACATTACGAATATACATGCTAGAATGCTCAGCATGAATACCAGAGCCAGTTTGTAATAGAACTGACGCATTGCCCGACGGCTTAACGCACGTTGTTCTAGCTGCTGGGTTAATTCCGATAGCTTTTGCCACTTCTCTGTTTGTTTCTTTAACAATTTTAGCCCCCTCCTCAAGGATGGCTGGATCAAATAATACGTCAGGATTATTCATCCATCCTGTTATTGAAGCACCTATAAGAGCTTCTCTGTCAAAAATATCTTTTGATGTTTCACTTAAAAATTTAAAATCTGTGTAGCCAGCTTGCAGTGTTCCTAGTATTGAAGCTGCTCTACATGCTTGAAAGAAATCTTCTTTAGTTACACACATGCCACCGTTTATTTCAGTTAAGTTGCAGCCTTGCCAGCCTGACTTACCTTTGATCTGTGGATACATTCCAATCTCAACACAAGGATTAGTCGTGTGTTCTGAAGACTGAACGAAAACAAAACCTGGTTCTCCAAATTCTTTTACAGATTTCATAATATTACTAAATTCATCAGGTGTGGTTTTATCTCGTACAATAACTGCAGAGTTGTTAGATCGTCCACGCTGTGGATTATCTACAAACCAATTACCTGTTTTTGCTGTCATCATCTCTTCATCGTCAGGTGAGAATAAACAAATGGTGGCTGATCTACGAACGCCACCTGATAAAACTGCATCTGCTGTATGCATACAAATGTCATACACTTGAATAGGACGTAGTGAAACAGGCGTTGATCGATCAATTGTAATTGACTGTAATAGGTGTTCGATTTTATCGAGTGCTAGCCTTAATCCATCAGGACCTGGTGCTTTAAAGCCACCAGATATCTTAGCACCTTTAGGACGTATCAACGACAAATCAAAATAAACTCTTCGACCAGCATAGTCTGGATGCTTACCGCCATCAGCAAAATAAGACGACATTAAGACGTCAACAGCTGTTGCCCAGCCTTCAATTGAATCTTCTACTACATGTGTTTTAGGTTGCTTTGTTCTTGCTTGTACTTGAGGTAACTTTGCTATGTGATGCTTTTGTACAGAAAATCCTGCTCCTGCACCACAAAGGAGAATGTAAAATATTTCACCAAAGAAAGCAGCTCTATCTGCATATGAAGATGTGCAATTATACATCCTCATTTGATGTTTTAATATCTGTTCTCCACCAAACTGCAACGCTCTCTGTGCACCTAGTACTCGTTGTTCCTTATAAGCAGTTCTTGCTTCTTCTATAAAAGATTGAATCTTATTTAATTTGTCGTTATAAAAACCTTCGTGCATACTCATCACACGATCCACTGCTTCATCCCAACTTTCGTATCTACCCTTGTCGTCGCTCCAACGAGAATAGCTGTCAAAAAACTTTGTCTCGGACAAAAGTTTCCTAGTGTCAACAGATGCTGTTGCCATTTTGTACCTCTTCTTTTGCTGATTTATTCTTTACATGTAGTATTATATATTAAAATGCGAGATTGTAAATATACCATATATGGTATTTTAATAAAAAAAATACAACAATTTATTGATTTTTTTTATCTGCTTGATCCATGATCATGTAGTAGTATGCAGCGTCCATTCTAGTGCCTTTAAGGCTTTCCGCAACAGCAGCATAATTCTCTTCTTCACAATTACATGTTACACAAACATCATTA